TATTCCGAATCCGAGTAAGATGCGTTCTACGAGAGCAGAATTGAGCCTGTTCTTGTAGCTCTTTCGTTGGAGTTTACCCGAAAGATATTCACAGACCGAGAGATTTCTTTCGGAGCTGAGATATGGTACGAGTCCAACCGTTTACAGTTCGCAAGTGCAAAGACTAAGATCTCAATGGTTTCGCTTGTTGACCGTGGACTTATGACACCGAATGAATATAGGGCTTTGTTTAATATGGCACCGTATGAAGGCGGCGACGAATTTGTATTAAGGCTCGATACTTCCAAAACCGGAGACACAACGGACGACGGGACAGGGAATCCGGTAGGCAGACCACCGAGCGACGATACAAACGACGGAGGAGACGAAGAATGATAAGAGATAACAGAGAATATAGAACAATTCCTTTGTTTGAAACAAGGAAAGCCGAAGAGGGCGGAGCTGAATCCTACATTGTAGAAGGCTACGCTTCCACCTTTGAGCCTTATGTGCTGTTTGAGGAAGATGGCATACAGTACAAAGAGCAGATTACACCTGACGCTTTTAAGGAATGCGATATGTCGGATGTAATATTCTGCAAGGACCATGAGGGTACCGTGTTCGCAAGAACAAGAAATAATACCCTTGAGCTTTCAGTTGATGACAAGGGACTCTTTACGAGAACAGATCTGAGCAAGACCGCTTCCGCAAGGGCAATGTTTGAGGAGATCCAGGCGGGGATGTACGATCAGATGAGTTTTGCGTTTATCGTAAGAGAGGATGATTACGACAAAAAAGAGCACCTCAGAACCATCCGGAAGGTCGAGAAGCTCTTTGATGTAAGTGCCGTTAGCTTTCCGGCGAATCCCGGCACTGATATAGGTGTTGCCACAAGAGACTATTTCAACGGAGTGATTGAGATAGAGCGAGCGGAGAGACTTGCGAAAGAGGAAGCACTTAGAGAAGCAAAGAAAAAGTACATGGAGGAAAGACATCATGGAAATTAAAGACATGACTCTTGCTGATGTAGAAGCAAGAATAGCAGAGCTTGACTCCCTTGTTGAAAAGGCTGAGGAGCCTGAGAAGGTCGAGGAAATGACCGAGGAACTCAGATCCTTACAGGAGCGCAAAGTTGAACTTGACGCTCTCGAAGAGAGAAAAGCAAACGCAAAAGCCCTCGAAGAGAACAGGGCTGACGACACCGTAACAATAGTTGAAGAAAAGAAAGAGGAAAGAACTATGCTGAAAGTAGAAGAGTACAGAAACTCAGAAGAGTACATCAATGCTTATGCTGAGTACATCAAGACCGGCAAGGACGAGGAAGTAAGAAAGCTCCTCACCACCAACGTAGGGGATGCAGGCGAAGTAGCTGTTCCCGATTTTGTATTTGATATTGTAAAGACCGATTGGCTTAAGAGCGGAATCCTTAGCCTTGTAAAGAGAATCTCTGTTCAGGGCAACATGAAGGTTCAGTTCGAGCTTACCGCAGGCGACGCTGTTATCCATGATGAGGGATCAGGCGCAGTTTCCGAGGAAGAGCTTACTCTTGGAGTAGTTACTCTTGTTCCTCAGTCAATCAAGAAGTGGATCTCAATCTCTGACGAAGTTAACGACATGAAGGGCGAAGCATTCCTTCGTTACATTTATGATGAGCTTACTTACAAGATTGCTCGTAAGGCTGAGTCTATCCTTATCGGAAAGATCAAGAATCTTCCTACCAGCGCAACCGCAACAAGCGTAAATGCGAAGAAGGTAAAAGCTGGCGCAGCTCTCGGAACAATCGCAACCGCACTCGGACAGCTTAACGCAGAAGCAACAAATCCCGTTGTTGTAATGAACCCTGCTACAAAGGCAGCATTCAAGGCAGCAGTATACGCAGGACAGTTCAACGCTGATCCTTTTGAGGGACTTACCGTTTACACAACAAACGATCTTCCCGCAATCGCTGACGCTTCCGAGAATGCAGTTTATGCAATCGTAGGTGACTTCGGTTACGGTGTTCTTGCTAACTTCCCTAACGGAGAAGCTACCGAGATCAAGTACGACGACAAGACTCTTATGACTGAGGACCTTATTAAGATCCTGGGCAGAGAGTATGTAGCAATCGAGCCTATCGCTTGCCGTGCTTTCGTTAACATCACTGCTCCTGCATCTGTTTAATTCGGAGGTGCTTTATGAAGGGTTTAGTTAAGGTTTCATTTACTGATAAAAACACCGGAATCGGGTATCTTCCCGGTCAGAATGTAGAGTTTGCGGATCTCCGTATGAAAGACCTTGCAAGCAAAGGGTTTGTAGAAGTCAGAGGGGCTGAGACTAAACCCGAAGTAAAGAAGGCAGAGCCTGAGAAAGTAGAGCAGAAAGCTGAGAAGCCTGCTGCCAAGAAAGCTCCGGCAAAGCCTACTAAGAAAAAATAGCAGAAGGGAGCAAGGATATGGCTACAATCGCTGAAAAAGTAAAACTTGCTCTCCGTATCTCCCACAATTTGCTTGACGACGAAATAAACGACGTTATTACTTCCGCAAGACAGGAGCTTATCCGTGCGGGAGTAGCGGAAGAGGTCGCCGAGAGCGATGAAGAGTTGGTACAGACTGCTATTAAGACGTATGCGCTTGAATATTACGCTCAAGATCCCAAAGACGCGGACCGATACGGCGAATCATTCAGGTATCAATGCGATTGCTTACGGAAGTCGGAGATCACAGTTGAGGGCTAAACTATGTACGATAATGTTATAACGCTCATAGCAGAGACGAATACCGTTGACGAGTACGGCGACACCGTAACGACCGAAACAGACAGGACTATATTCGCAGAAGTGAAAAGCATCGGACAGAGCGAGTTCTACCAAGCGCAAGCGGTGGGACTTAAGCCGGAGATTAAGTTTGTGATAGCTGATTTCGCTGATTATCAGAACGAAAAGAAGCTAAAATTCACACCTTACGGCGGGACGGAAGAGGTTTACACGATTCTGCGAACGTACAGAACCAAAAACCAACTTGAGATCGTATGCAAGCGAGGAATTGACGAATGAGCGTTCCCAAGTCAGTCGTAAAAGTGAAAAAAGGCAACGTGGAATATACGTCAAACGTGGATGCGGCTCAGTATTACATTTTTGAGCTTAATAGGGCGGCTTTACGGGATGTTGGTAAATTTGTCCGGGCGAAGTTCAGAGAGAGCTTCTACGAGCATTTTAAGCGTAATACGGGCGACGCAGGACGGGCGACTTCCGCAGTTGTTCTTTCCTATAAGGACACTAAATATCCGAGAGTTGAGATAGGCTTAAAGAAGTCACAGCTTAAGGGTGTTTACGGCTACGAACAGGAATTTGGCACAAGTGGAATCCCGAAGTTAGGGCTTTTACGGAATGCCGTCGAGGATAATATCTCGAAAATCATAGAAATAGAGTCGAAGTACCTATCAGGACTCGAAGATGAAGCAACAGCACTCTCAATGATAAGCGAGGAAGAGTACGAAGAAGATGGCGAGTGATACTAAGACAAACGACTTGAAAAAGTTAATAATGACACAGTTGAAAACGCTCACTTCTAATGTGTACTATGAAATTGCGGCTGATAATGCACTTTATCCGCATATAGTGTTCAGTTTCAAGATGATTAATCTGGGCGACTTATGGCGACAGGACTACACGCTTGATGTTGATGTATGGGACAAAGGGCAGAACACCACGAGAATAGATTCTCTTTGTGATGATATTGAGAGACTCCTGCACATGCAGAATCTTCCGCAGACAGGCATACTTCCGACATTCTATCTTATAGACAGACGGAGCATCATCGACGAAGATAAGTCAATCAAACACCGGCTTGTAAGATTTCAGATACAAAACTATGAGAGGTAGAAACCATGTCAATAACAAAATATATTGGTACGGGAGAGGTTAAATCAGCCGATTTCAAGGAAGTTAGCTGGGTTGGCCTTACCAAAGGCGGGAACGCAGTAACAATCAAGTTACACAACGCTATCAATATGGGAAACATTGATTGGACTTTTGCCGAGAAGAATGACGTTGTACCGAGCATAGAGTTCACAGCTTGCTACGACAACACGGATGCCGCTTCGGATTCGACTCTTGAGCCTTTTGAGGTTGAGATTAACGGAACCAGCGCAAACGCTTCCGAAGGAATCATTCTCGGAGCAGGGAAGTTCTATATCAACGGAACCCTTGTCGCTCTTACTCGTGGCGGCGGTCAGTTCACCGTAGAGCGTGAATACAGAGAAATCAATGCTGACGGTGATCGTGGAGCAGTTAAGGGAAGAGTTGTGATGGAAGGCTCAAGGCCCAAGCTCACAATGAATGTCCTTACAATGCTCGCAAACATTACTTCACTTTATAGCTCAGTCGAGGTTTCAGCATAAAAACGACGTACAATCAAACGAAAGCGCAGATTTAGGGTATAATGCCCTTTTTCTGCGCTCTTTTTTTATTTAGGAGGAATACAGATGCGTAGTTTACAGACACAGGATGTCTTTGCCTTCGTCAGACTGATTGACGAGGTAGGGATCAAAGACGAACTTAAAGAATTGATACTCAGTAAGGACTCCATTAAGGATCTAACACAGGAGTCTTTCGGATATGATTTAATATTTACCCTTGTTTCCGGAGCAAGTAAGAAGAAAGCGGAAGAAATGCTCTATGAATTTTTCGCTAATATTCTTGAAACCGACAAAGAGACAATCCGCACGATGGACCCGACGGAGTTTTTAGAACAGGCTATCAAGGCGGCTGATCCGGAGAAGTGGAAGAATTTTTTCTCCTCGGTTGCCAAGTTGATGAAGTAAAGCTGATTGACTTGGTGCTTCGGAGATACCACACGCTTGACGTTATGAAGGCTCTGTCATTGGAGCAGTTTGTCAAGCTCGTTTTGATGGCTCTTGAAGATGAATCAAAAGAGAAATACCGGGCAGAATGGTTAAGCCTGCTGCCGTGTATGGTATTCACTAATCATTATATGACGTTTGAGCAGTATTATGACACCGTTACCGGAAAGAATATAGACCTACGTCCGGTAGACGAGATCATTGCGGAGATAGACCGCAAACACGCAGAAGCAAAGGAAAGCAAAGATGGCTCTTGAGATATTCAAGTTAGTCGGAAGCGTTTTTGTTGATACAGACAAAGCAAACGATTCCCTTCAAAAAGTTGATAAGAATGCCGGTAAGGTTGCGGAAGGTTTCGGCAAAGCTGGCAAGGTAATCGGAACAGTCGGAGCTACTATTGGAGCTGCTGTTGTCGGTGCCGGAACAGCTATCGTCAATATGGCGAATGATACTTCCGAAATGGCTGACACAATCGACAAGGCTTCAATCCGTATGGGAATCGGTGCAGAGCGTTACCAGGAGCTTGCGTATGCCGCTGAACAATGCGGAGTTGATATGTCAACGATGGAACAGGCGGCGAAGAAGCTCGAAGGCACTGACCTCAATTTTGATGATGCTATGAATCAGATCATGGCTCTCGGTACCGAGGAAGAGCGAGCAGCAATGGCAGCAGAACTTTTCGGAGAGAAGGTTGCCTATAATATGGCTCCCTTGCTTGCTCAATCGGGAGAGGAGTTTGATGCACTTACCAACCGAGCAAATGAACTCGGAATCGTAATGTCAGAATCCGCAGTCAAAGCGGGTGTTCAGTATGGAGATCTTAAAGCTGACCTTGAAAAAGTAGGAAATTCCCTCAAAACGAGCATAGGTTCCGCAGTAATGCCGATTTTGGTTAAGCTGTCGGAAAAGCTGATTGAGTTTATGCCTACGATTCAGAGCTTAATGGATAAGATCGGACCTTTAGCGGCTGATTTCATTGATAAGCTGATACCCCCGCTTGTGCAAGTCGCAGAGGATGTCCTTCCGATGGCGATTGAAGCCGTAAGCGAGATCCTACCAAGTCTATCGGAGATAGCGGATGAGATCGGGCCTGTTGTGCTGGATCTGATTCAGCAATTACTTCCGGTAATAGTGCAAGTAGTTTCGGAAGTGCTTCCGGTATTGGTAGAAATCATTCAGAGACTTACTCCGATTCTCTCTATGCTGATGGAGTTCCTTAGTCCGATACTTGACCTTGTGCTCCAGCTTATAAGCCCGCTTCTTGAGCTTGTAATGCAGATTTTGACTCCGATATTAGACCTTATTACTTCACTTTTAGGGCCTATTTTGGAGCTGATAAGCGACGTTTTAACCCCGATATTTGGAATTATTCAGGCTTTGCTCGGTCCGCTGACCTCTCTTATCGGAGCTTTGTTGACTCCGCTTTGCAAATTGCTTGAGATTCTGCTTATTCCGCTGACATCGCTTCTTGACCTGATTTTGCCACCGCTCACGACTCTGATTGAGGACTTTTTCCAATGGGCGAGTCCTTATCTTGAAGTTTTCTTTGAGTGGTTGGGGAATGCTCTGTCTAATCTCATGGATTGGATCGGAGAAGGCGGTCTGACAAGTGCTTTCCGTAGCTTTGGAGACTTTTTCAAGAATCTATGGGACGGAATAGTTGCAGCATTCAAGACGGCTATCAATTGGATCATCGAGGGAATAAATGCTCTTATAAGTGGTTTAAATGGCATTCAGCCCCCGGCATGGCTCACAGAGCTGACAGGCATTTCCGGAATCAATCTTCCGACAATACCCTACCTTGCAAACGGTGGAGATATCGCCGAAGCGGGCCGTGTAATCGTCGGAGAGCGTGGACCTGAAATGTTAGACCTTCCGAGAGGGGCAAGGGTAACACCTTTAGACCAGGCAGCAGGCATAGACTACAACAAACTGACAGAAGCGTTTGTCGCTGCTTTGCAGTTCGTGGCTCCTCAGCTTGCTCCTAATGTAACCGTAGAGGGCGACGCAAGCCAGCTTGTCAGAGTAATGGTGAGAGAAGATAGGGCGGCTCGCAAAATGACAGGAAGGGGGCTTCTTGAAGGATGAGCTATTTAGGCTACCGTGTCAAGATTGGTGACACGATCATATCAAATGACCTTATCCAAAAGGGAACCTACAACTTTAATAAAGCAAAACGTGTATGCAAGACCTGGAACGATGCGGACCTTGTAGAACATCAGGACATATCTTCCGTAAGGAAAGTCAATATCTCATTCAGTTTGAGAGAGCGAAACCTAACGGAACAGGAAAGCGTTAAGGGCCTTTTTGAAAGCCAAGAGAATCTTATTGTCACGTTTTGGGATGATTACGACTGCGAGTACCGGACATCGACGTTTTACATGGACGCTCCCGACATTCAGCACCTGAACACGATCGGCGGTATCAATTACGCAGCCACATCAATAAAACTTACGGAATACTAATATGTTAAATGTTTCAGAAGCAACGAAAACAGCATACGCAGGGAGTTCCGTTCCGAAAGCTCTCAAGATAAGTTTCCCGGACAGGAATATTATCTACACGAATGAGGATATCATTTCGGAGTCCTTTTCCTTACAGGAAGTCCTTGAGAACGACATCAATCTTACTTTTAAAGGGTGCATAGCTTCTCAATGTAAGTTTAAGGTCGTAGGGCTTGTCACAGATCTTCGGGGTGAATGGGTAGAGGTTACAATCCAGGCGGGAGATCCGGAAGAGATAGACGAGATCCCGCTCTTTAGTGGATATGTTGACAGTCAGGACAATGAAACACACACAGACATATCAACGGAACTGACCTGTTACGATCCTCTGTACTCAATCGGCTCCCGTAATATGCAAACGTGGGTAAGCAGTCTTAACTTCCCTATGACAGTAAAACAGCTCCGTGATGCGCTCTTTACGGAGATAGGCATTACTCAGGAGACAAAGACACTTATAAACGACTCTTTGAGTATTTCGGGGAATTTCAAGACATTCTGCGACGAGCCTTCGGCGGTTGATATAATGCGCTGGATCTGCGAAGTCAATGCAGTTTCGGGACAGTACGGACGAGATCAGAAATTCCATTACAGAGAGTTCCTTCCTATTACCGAAGGACTTTATCCGTCAGAAACGACTTATCCGTCAGAAGAGACTTATCCGGCAGCAGAGAATGTCGGGACCATTATCGACACATCACAATATATCAATGTGAAGTATCAGCCGTATGCTACGGAAATGATAACAAAGGTCACGATTTACGATAGCGGCGGTCTTGACGTTGCTTATGCCGGAAGCGGGACAAACGTACTCGGAATAAGTGATAACCCGATAGCATTCAATATTCCGATGCAACAGGCCGTCAATGCAATTTATGCAAAAGTAGCAAGTATAAGCTATATCCCTATGATTCAGATGGAGCTTACAGGGCTTCCTTATTTGGAATGTGGCGATACTTATATGTGCTACACAAGACGGAACGCTGTTAGATCGTATATCTTGAAGCGAACCCTTAAAGGAATACAGTCTCTCCGGGACAGCTACCAAAGCGATTCCGATAAGGAATACCCACCGCACAAGGCGACGAGCACAAGCCGTTCAAATGCGGACAAGCAAGCAATTCTTGAGATTCAAGCTGATATCGTGCAGATGAATAACACAATCATTCAGAATGCGCAGATAGCTCATGCGGAAGTTCAGGATCTTGCGGCGATTTCCATTACCACACGGAATTTCAGTTCACAGCAGATAAATGCGAATCAGATAACGGCGGGAACGTTGAACGTTGACCGCATCCAGGCGGGAAGCATACAAGCTCAAAAGCTGAATGTATCAGCAAGCGACGGCAACGGTTGGGGAGTGAGCTTCGGAAGTGGTGGAAGCAGCTTCTCAAAGGGTTCCTATGCGGCGACAGGTCTTACCGGTTCCGTAGGTGGTAGCAGAGGTTGGGGAGTCAACTTCGGCGGGTATGGCGAATCGGGTTCCATGAGTGTAGGAACACTTGATGCGAGTTCCATTACTACCGGAACATTGAGTGCGGACAGAATAAGCGCAAATGTTTTTGCCGGTCGTAATGTTTCAGCAGAATCATTTTCGGCAACAAGATTCTATGCTGGCGGTAATCCGTTCGGCTCAGGAACGATCACTTTTGTCACCGGAGTAAATTTCAATAATAAAACAGTAACCACAAGGACAGTCAGAGTCCTTATAGCTCAATAATATAGGAGGAAAGCGAAAATGTTAAAAGTTTTAGGCGGTGTTTACGGAAACACAAAGGACGAATTTAACGAGATTCTTAAACCGTTACTTGATGCGGGTTATGTACCCGGCTACAACGGTGAAACAAGCGCAATGATTCTTAAAGAAGTGGAGACATTAAGTGATGAATCAGAAGATCAGGAATCTTGAGAACACGATCATCGGGCTGATTAACGACTCGGAGCTTCCGGTAGAAGTATGCAGGCTTGTTGTAAGTGAGATTTATAACAAGCTGGATCGGAGTGCGAGCGAGGTTATCCTATCGGAAATGAAGCCTGAGCCAATAGAAGAAAAGGGAGATTTAGAAGATGCAGAAGGCACATGATGCGTCAAAAAACAATTGGTGGAGAAACTTCCCGAATATTGATACACCTATCACGCAGGACCAGCTGAACCGAAACGAAACAACCGTTGATGTGATAGACGACAGAGTAGTTGCGTTTGATACCACGAAAGCGAATCAGACCGATCTCTTGACGTGTATATCTAACGTAACACTTGATTCCGCTACGGGAACATTTACATTCTATAAAAAGAACGGAACAACAATCGTCCTTGATACAGACCTTGAAAAAGTCATTACAAATTTTGATTTTGACGATGATCCATCAAGCCCGACATATCAAAAAATGATAATATACCTCGCAGACGGGACTGTGAAGTATGTTGATTTATCCGCATTTATCACGAACTACGAATTTGCGAACACATCTACCATTCATTATCAGTTGGCTTCCGATGGAACTGTATCATTTTTTATTCCAGATGGTGCAATCACGGCGCAGAAGTTAGATCCCGATTATCTTGCAAATATTACTGTTCAAGCAAACCGAGCTGAACAGCAAGCGACAGCATCCGCAAATAGTGCAACTTTATCACAGAGTTGGGCAGAAGGTGGTACAGGAACAAGAGAAGATGAAGGTACTCGAAACGCAAAGCATTATTCAGACCTTGCGGAAGAGACAGTTGCGGAGTTATTGGCGGCTTTTGGTATTTCCGTTGTTGGAGAACGCTTGATATTCGGAGCGACCTTTGACGAACAATACGAAATGACAGTTTCTGGAATGAAGCTGACTATATCAGAGAGGAGTTAAGTAAATGGCGAACATAAATCAGATTCAGCTTCCCGATGGTTCAAACTACAACCTAAAGGATAGCGTGAGCGGTTACGCTTCGGAAGCCTATGTCAATAATGCGGTGGCGGCGATTGACAAGACTTCCGTAGGGCTTGGGAATGTCGATAACACTTCGGATGCAAACAAGCCCGTTTCAGCGGCCCAGCAAGCGGCTCTTAATGGAAAGACAAATACTTCTGTTATTGCCTACACTGAATCAAGTGCAATGGCGACAAAGCGTTATGAAATCGGCGATCAGTTCATTTTAAACGGAGTGCTTTACACGGCGACCGCAATCATTGTGAACGGCGGAACGATTACTGTCGGAACGAACTGTACGGCATCCGATACCCTTATTGAGCAGATAGAAAACGTAAGCCCATCCGCAGACAATGTTTCCTTCGACAATACGGGGACAGACCTTGTAGCGGAGACAGCGCAGGCGGCGATTGTTGAGGTTAATGCAAAGACAAGCGGACTAACCCGAATGACAAAACTGTGGGAGAATCCAGCTCCGACAGCAGGTTTTGCGGCGCAGACGATAACACTCAATAGTGCAGATTATGACTATTTGATGATCGTATGTAGCCATTCAACGAGTTATCCTAACAGACAAACAAGTACGATTGTGCAGAAAGGATATACGGCTACCTGTGCATTGTTGTCGGCTACGGGTGGCGGTGTCCAAGCTAATTCAAGAATATTTACTTATTCAAATGATACAACTTATAGCGTAGCGACAGGACAAACAGCAACGGGCGCGGGTTCTTATTCAACAGCCGATACTTTATGCGTACCGCAAGTTATCTATGGCATAAAAATAATCTAATAGGAGGAAAAACAAATGCAGTATTACATTGAATCAATCGAGCAGATCATTCAGGATGGAGAGTACAAAGAGTATGGCGGAACTGAAAAGGTAGCTGATGAAACATCCGCACTTTCCAAGTATTACAAGAAACTGTCTGATGTATCAGCAGACCTCGGAAAGAACCATACATATCTTCGCATAAGACTTGTAAATTCCAATGGTGGAGAACATAAGTCTGACTATCTCGGAGAATATGTAGAACAGTAATGAACGAACTAATCCCCCTTATCCTTATACCTTTTCTAACACCTAACATAATATGGTTTATTCTTATAGGGATAGAATTGGTTGAGGATATAAGGGATGATTTCAAGTAGCCTTTGGGCACACCCACTGAGCCTCTTAACAATGCGTAACATGGTGGGCGATTCTGAAATCCATAGTGGCGGAGAGGGTAGACGCTTAAACGTGATAAGAGTTCGGTGAAATTATCAGTAAAGCCGCAAGGTGTCCGACTCATGCGAGGTTCGATTCCTCGCCTATGGATTAAATGGATTAAATGAATTAAACTTTTAAGCCTTAAAAAGTATAGTTCATTTTGGATAAAGTGCATAGTACAGATAAAAATTGAAATGAATTAAACATAGAACAATGGACACAGTAGAAACCTTTAAACAATGGTTTGCCGAAAACAAAGACAACCTAAACATTCCAAGGCTTGAAGATTTACCCGAAGATGATGAATGGTTTAACGATGAATGGGAGGTGTATGATGTATGGAGTGGAAAGGAAGATAAACCTATGAGCAATTACATTGAAGTTTCAAACGGGGTAGAACACTACTCCAAAGCCAAACAGGGCAACCTAACCTTTACTATTGATGGGAAACCCTCAAACTTTAAGGTAAAGGAATTTGCTTGTAACGATGGCTCTGACGAAATCCTCATTGACGGAAACCTTGTCAGATACCTACAGAGAGAGCGTGATCTTTACGGCTCAACCACAATCACAAGCGGTTATCGCACGCCTTCCTATAATGCAAAAATCGGCGGGGTTCCTAATAGTCAGCACGTTTACGGAAAAGCATCCGACACAATATGCAAGAACGGCTCTCCGTTAGAGGTCGCTATGACAGCCGAAGCCATGGGTATGGGCGGTATCGGGCTTTACTCATCATTTACCCATATAGATACAAGAGATGGCAAGTCAAGATGGGATCAGCGAAGCGGTAGGCAAGTCGGGGTTTCAACATTCTTCCAGACAATTAAATACGGCTCCACAGGAGAATATGTTAAAATAGCCCAACGCAAGCTCGGTGTTTACGTTGATGGTAAATTTGGTAACAACACGAAAAATGCCGTGATTGCTTTCCAGGATAACAAAAACCTTGTTGCGGATGGTATTGTTGGTAGGCTCACTTGGACAGAACTAATGAAATGAGGTAAATGAGAAGAATGGCAGAGGAATTAAGAGAAGTGGTAGGTTGGCTTGCATTGTTCGGGGTTCCCGGAGTCTTTACGATGGTCGTGTTCCTGTTTAAAACCGTCATGAAGGCTATCAACAACATTGAAATACTACAAAAGGCACAAAAAGCGCAGATGCGGAGTCAGCTCCTGAGTCAGTACGACGCATATATGGCACAAGGCTATATTGAGCCGATCTATCTTGACGATTGGATGAATCAGTATAATGCTTACCACGCTTTAGTAGGCCCGAACGCTGTCCTCGATGCAAGGAAAGAGGATCTGATCCATTTACCTAATCACAAACCCGCAGTTTGAAAAAGAAAGAGAGGTATACTATAATGTTTATTACACTTCCGGACAAAATTTATGATATACTCCGTTGGGTGGCGATGTTATTCCTTCCGGCACTTGCTATTCTTGTGCAGACGATCTTCCGGATATGGGGCCTTCCTTATGGGAATGAAATAACCGCTTCAATCGTTGCTGTGAATGCTTTCCTGTCAGCAATACTCGGAATAAGCAGCATAGGTTATCAGAAAAACAAGAAGAACGAAAAATAATTTTTTGTCACGTGACAAGGCAAAAAATAAAAAAAGCCCGAAATATCGGGTTTATAGAAAGCTGATGACGGGAATCGGACTTGTTATCGGTTAAAAGTTAAAAAACATTGAATTATCAACAAACCCCGTAGTTATCAATACTGCGGGGTGTTTTTTTATCGGATTTTTATTCAATTAAATTCACATAATTAAGGGAAATTTATAATATTTTTTGTCACGTGACAAATCTTTGAGGGTTATAAAAGCCCCTCAATGTTTGTTGACATACTCCGCTTCGCTTCCTCGAGATCCATTGCGTGCTTGTAGACTGTATCGAGAATTTGAGTCGTCTTCCAGCCACCGGCTTCTTGAATCTGTTTGTCAGAATATCCGAGCTTGTGCATATAGCTGGCGAAGAAGTGCCGCATCTTGTGGAGTGAGAAGTGCGGTATTCCGAGAGCATTTTGAGCATCTATGAGGTGTTTATAGATTTGTCCCGGAAAGCCGTTGAAGACGTATCCCTGCTGCCGGATCTTGCTTGCAATGTAATCGGGGATAACTATGCTCCGAGTGGAGTCAGTCGTCTTTGTGGGCTTAATAACCCATTCTTTGTTTTCATTTTGGACTTTTGCCTTATTGATGATAAGTCGGTTGTCTTTCGTCAGATCGTCAATCGTGAGGGCAAGGATCTCGGATCTCCGTAAGCTCATGGCCGAGAGAAGAATCGGGATCTCATACGGGGAGTCTTTGACGTATGCGAAAATCTTGTGTACTTCTTCTTCGGTTGGGATATATGGTGTCTTTTTTTCCTTTTGCGGTAAGGTTACTTTTCCGGGAGTGATGCCGTAGAACTTCAGAACGGACACAATGAAGCCGTACTGATTGGAGACAGTCTTCGGGGAGTGCTTAAGGGAGAACTCGTTTACTTCTGTTTGCAACATTGCCGTTGTTATCATGTTTATTGGTGTGTTTGATAACTTCTCTGATATGGCTCTTATTTGCCCCGTATAGCCCCGAATTGATGAAGGCGATAAAATATTCGATTTAGACTCAATGTAAGCCTTGCAAGCGGTTTTAAGTGGCATAGACGGAGACACACGGACTTCCTTCATTTTCTCCGCAAGAAGAAGGTGTGCTTCTCGGTCTTTTGGCTTATGATCTACCGTCACGGAGTATGTTTTTCCTTTTACTGTCTCCCGGATGCGGTAGGAGCCGGAAGGTAATAGTGTTATGTTCATTTTTCTGCCCTCTTTAACTCGTCTCCATAACGGAGTAGTCTTTTAATAACCGTTTGAGTCTCGCTGTCAGCATTCCGGTAGCTGAGGATCATATCAACTTCCTCGGGTGTGAAGTGGCTTACCGGAACAATCTCTTCGACCAAAAATGCAATCGAAACGCCGAAATAATCAGCCATCTTCTGAATATAATCAATTCTTGGATAGGTCTTGGCATGAATCCAATCAGAAAAAGTATTTGGCTTTAGATCCAGAGCACGACAGATTTCTGCTGCTGAGACTCCCTTTTCGTTCATGTAAAACTTGATATTCTTTGCCATAACTTCTCTATTTTCAATCATTTTCAAAATCCTCCTTTGCCTATATTATCGGACAAAACGAAAAATATTTCAATATTTCCGAAAAAAAATTCTGATAGACTATTGACAAGTTCGGTTTAACCGAATATACTATCTAATGTGGGGTTCGGAAAAAACGAACACAATATCGTGTAAAACGAAGGAAGGAAGGTGCAAATGGCAATCACATTAAAGGCATTAAGAATCAATGCCGGGCTGGATCAGAGGACTGCTGCCGAGAAGTTATCAATAACTCCGGAGACTCTGAGCAGTTGGGAGAGGGCGAAGAGCTTTCCGAATGTTCCGCAGATTACAAAGATTGAGGAATTGTATTCTGTAAAGTATTCGGACATAAATTTTTTACCCTCAAATGTCGGTTTAACCGAAGAGGAATAGGGTTATGCGACCAACATCGGACACCATCGGATTAAAGATGCGACACTTCAACGACTTTATCCGGTGGAGCATCAAACAGAGGGGAGAGACGCAGGAAGGTCTTGCCGATTACCTGGGAGTGAACCGAAGCACAATCAGTTATCGGCTTAACGGAAAAGTTGAATGGACCTTAAAAGACGCATTCAAAGCGTGTGAGTACTTTGAGACTACATTGGAGGAGGTGACGAAATGAACAGCTACACAAAGAAACTACTGACAGCGTTAAGGCAGACCATGCCGATTGTCGTCCAGGGCGATAACGAAGATCCCGAAATGATGCTTACGTCGGCTTTGTGGCACTTCTTGGCGGGAAAGATAGACTTCCGTCTTTATCCGGTAGAAGAAGCCTACGAGGATGAATCCAAAGACTCAATCGGGTACATAGAGCGAGCTTATGATCGTGGATATGATGCGGTGATTGCTGACGGAAAACTTCTCGGCTTCAGAAGTGAAATGCCCTCATAGTGTTGCAGCACTACAAGGGCAAAAGAAAGGATCTAATTAGTATGAACAAATTATTTAACACAACTATTATATCAAAATTCCCCGAAAAAGACAAGGAAATACGGACAAAATGGTGGTATTGGCTGCCAGTTGGAGCTTTTTTCGTGGTTTGCCTTATCGGAATTGCCGTTCTTGGCTATATAGTTACCGGTATTCCCGACAGGTTGGAGTATTACGCAGAACCTGTGGAGCTGAAAGCCGAGTCGATCAGACAGATTGTCGAGGTCATTCCGATAGATATCGAGGTCGTTGAAGAAGATCCCGAACCGATACCGGAGCCGACGGTACACATGACAGACGACGATATTTTGGCAGCAGTCGCAATGAGTGAAGCGGGTAATCAAGACGTTTTAGGAATGGCATTCGTTATTATGACAGTTTTAAATCGTTGTGATTACTACGATGCAACTGTTGAGTCCATTGTTTCTGCGCCAAACCAATACTCATATCCATATTACGGGAAAATATCGGATAACGCTTATCTTGCAATAAAACTTGCGAGAGAATACCGAAACACGTTTCCACCGATAGCATGGTTTCGGACAGGCGACTATTCAGCTTATGGTGAACCAGCTTTTAAGTGGGGAGATCATTACTTTTCAAAACTTACGGAGGAATAAAAATGTTTAAAGCAAAACAGGTACAGACAATTGATGTCGCAGAAATGATGGACAGGATCATGGAAAACCACGATTCAAAGTTGGCTCTTGACAGGTTAAAGAGAGCCATTGACGGATGCGTTCACGAAAAGGCAACAGAAATGAATGACGAAGACAAAATCCGAAAGGATGCCGAAAAAGGCTATTCATGGAATTACAAAGACCCAATAGACAACATACCACTTTCAGTTAAGGAAATCGCGGAGATTATTGGCTATGAAACCCCGGTGGAAGATGCGCAGATTTTCTATGAGTGCAACGAAAAGTACAAGAAGTACTACGCAGAGAGCCATAAGGAGGAAGAAGAATGACACTATATGACATCCAGGGCGAATACTTAAGACTGTATGAGCTTGCAACAAACGAAGAAGATCCGCAGGCATTCCTTGACACATTGGAGAGCTTAAACGCAGACCTTGCGGAAAAATCGGCGGGTTATGTTTCCGTAATCAAGCAGCTTGATATGGAATCCGACGAATGCGACAAGGTAATTGAAGCCTTTAAGCGTAAGAAGGAAGTCCGTCAGAACAACATTAAGCGCATGAAAGAAGCTCTGCTCGGTGCTATGGATACGGCAGGCTTAACGGAGATCCAGGCAGGCAATTACACGCTTAAGATTGCAAAGAACGGCGGCAAGGCTCCGCTTGAGATTCCCGACGAATCACTTGTCCCGGAGCGGTTTATGAAGATCAAGTACGAGCCGGACAAAGAACTGATCCGCAAGACAATCGAAGATGGTACATGCCTTCCTTTTGCGGAAATCAAGGAACGTGGAAGACATTTAACTATTAAATAGGAGGAAAAAACATGGGCTTACCAATTTTAATTATAGGAGAGAGCGGCTCCGGTAAAAGTTATTCGCTCAAGAATTTCGATCCCGAAGAGGTTGGAATCTTCGCAGTAGAGAAAAGTCTGCTGCCTTTTAAGAAGCCGTTGAAGATAGCAAAACACGCTACTTACGAAACAATTATGAATTGCTTTAAGGAAGGCGCAAAGCTGAAAAAATACGTTATAGACGATTCGCAGTATCTTCTCGTAAATGAATTATTCGACAAAGCAAAAGATACGGGATACGGAAAATTCACGGATATTGCCGTACACTTCCGCAATCTAATTCACTATATCAACCATCAGCTCCCGGATGATGTGATTGTGTATTTCCTGCATCATTCCGAGACGGATTCCAATACCGGGAAGACGAAGGCAAAGACAGTCGGAAAGATGCTTGACAATCAACTCACGGTCGAGGGGTGCTTCTCAATAGTGCTTCTTTGCTCCGCAGAAGGTACGGAACATTATTTTGTTACCCAAAGTGACGGATATACAACGGCAAAGAGTCCTGAAGGGATGTTTGACCTGAAGATCCCGAATGATTTGAAAGCCGTAGATAAAGCAATCAGATCATATTACGAATTGGAGGTAGAAGATGTTTCTCGAAGTAAGAAATAATGCAACTTACGAAAGCAAGGAATGTCCGGAAGTAATTTGCCGGGAACTTGTTAGAATCGACCGAATTATCCACGTTTACATGGTAGCAACAGACAACAAAGCTATTTGTATCGAATACACGGATAGATGGAACGAGAATCGAAAGATGTATGAAACATTCGAATACGAATGGGAATGTCACAAAAGATTTGATTCAATTTCAAAGAAATTAGGAGGAAAAACAAAATGAAACAGTTTTCAGGTTACGAGCAGGCAAAAGAGGAAGCAAGACAGATGGGAGTATCTTCCCAGCTTCCCGAAGGTGGTTATGTCGCAAAGGTTAAGGACGTGCGATTTGAGGAAGGACAGAATGGCAATTCCGACAGAATCGTTATTGCCTTCGACATAGCAGAGGGAGACTATAAGGACTTCTTTCAGAAGGCTTTTGAAGCAAACACTTCCGAAGATAAGAAGTGGAAGGGAAAAGCTACGATCTATTGTCCGAAGGATGACGGATCAGAAAAAGATGGATGGACTCGCAAAGCCTTCGCAAGATGGACTAACGCTTTTGAAGATTCTAATTCTGGCTACAAATGGGATTGGGTAGAGAGCAAGTGGAAGGGGCTTCTGATCGGACTCGTTTACGGAAAAACCGGGACCGTCATTGAAGGAAAGCCTATTGTCTACACCGAAGTACATTATCCGACTTCCGTTGAAGCTATCAGGACAAAGGACTTCAAGCCTGCAAAAATGAAGAAGAAGAACGGCTACGAAGAGAATGCCACCCCTGCGGTATCAAGTGATGGCTTTATGAGCATTCCCGAAGGTGCGGGGGAGGCTAGCCCG